CTGTGTTGGTTGCAAGAAGGTCTTCCCGGCGTCCTCCGACAGACACTGGCACCGAAGCCGTCGGTGCGTCGGTGTACGTCTCTTCCCACCACGCTTGAGTGGCGATGCAATAGCAAAGGGCTCGGACGGGTGTGGTGTCTGTTGACCGGCAGTAGTGGAACCTGACTATGCGGCGGGAATAGTCCTGGGACACATGGAAAAGATCGCTCTTTGAGAAGTCGATGATCCTGTCTCGCCAGTAGTTGTCCACTGGCACAGAAACAGGCTCTTCCTTAGCCCCGTCAAACGCATACATTCCCATACTGTCCGCAACAAACACCACTCCATTGATGGTCGAGAAGCATCTGCTGTTGATGATGCCGCGATAGCACATGAGCAAGAGTGAGGCGTCAATGACTGGCTGGGACACGTACGTCAGCCGATAGCAATGGTACTGCTGGAAAATTAACAGCGAGGTGGCTAAAGGAACCAGAGAAATAATCTTGTCTGGTTCGGAGGTGTTCTCTTGAAGGACAAGTTCATTGCTGGCTGCCACGGACTCTGGTTCGTCAATCTCCGAGTACATCAACGAGTTCGGCTTCTCTCCGGTCGTGTCTACAGCAAACCACGCTCTGTCTTGGAACATGACAGCCACGCCATAGTTGCCTGGAGGCACTTCAAACCTACGGGCATTTAACTGGCCCGACGGCATGGTGACAGGCATGAGTCCGTAGTTAATCCGTTCCGGGTCTATCAGGTCTTCGTCAGAGATTGTGTCCACGTAGGGCGTGCTGAAGGACGCTCTTTGGATGGTAGCAATTCTGTACAGGATCACTGACTGGTCCGCCGATGTCCTCCAAAGCTCCATTGCCGTCACGCGGCTGTCGATGGTTCCATGGTTGAACGACCACGTAATGGAAGAAGCGGCGTCTCCAACGTCCAGCTCAACAAGCTCAGAGATGGAGGATGGAGCAGGCCCATTCTGAGAGGCTGGCGTATCGTCAATGTACCGGATAGCGCAGTTGTACACGCCACGGAAATTGGACCGGATAGTGGCCGTTGCTTTGGCGGCAGTGTCGTAGACCAATGCGTCTGGCCTAGCGGCGTAGCTACCTCCTTGATAGACAGACAGTCCGGTGACATTGCCTGTCCCGTTGACGTACGCAGTCGCGGCGGCACCAAAGCCATTCGGGTCTTGGCTTGCGGCACGGAATGTCACAACAGGCGGGGTGATGTAAAGCGTGCCAGAAGACACAGCAGTCACAGAAGCCACTCGGTAGGACATATTGACCTTCACCGATCCGCCAGACACGCTGGCGGTTACTCCTTCAGTTGTTGCTCCAGTTCCGTTCCCAAGCATCTGTACTGAACCAAGCCCGCCATCCGAGTCAACTGTCACTGTAGCAACAGCGTTTACAAGACCCTGAGCAGACGAGAACGTGAGCGGCAGAACCAATCCAGCAGTCATTCCGCTGCCTCGGTTGGTGATTTCTACTGAGTCAACAGATCCAATGATTCCAACGCTAAGCGTAGCTCCGTACCCCTGGCCTCCACCAACCACAACCAATGGGGCGACCAAGTACCCAGCACCCTTGTCCGTGAGCGTGACAGACTGAAGACGACCAAGGCCAACCTTAGCGAGAGCTTTGGCTTGACGGGTGTATCCTCCGCTAATCAGCTCCACGTACGGCGTTTGATGAAACCCTGCCCCTGGCGTCTGGATTTGAACGGCGTTGACGTAGTAGTTGGCAGTAGTTCCGTACGTCAGCGACGGGCCGCGAGCTGGCTTCACAAGACCAACAGGCACCGCGGAAGTTGCCGCCCCGTCCCAGCGGATGCCTCGACCCATTCCGTCAAAGCCGTATACGTCGTTGAACCGCCCTTTGAGGAAAGCCATTGGGCGAAGCGAACCCGTGTAGGCCGAGGCCGTGGCGGCAGCACCGGTTCCACCACCGCCAGCAAAAGAAAGAGTTACGCCCGTGTACCCAGCCCCGGAGTTCACGATTTGCAAATCCCGAACAACCGTCCCGGCCATCACGGCAACGACAGTCGCACCGCTTCCGGCGGCGGCATTAACGCTCACGGTTGGAGCCGAGGTGTACCCGCTTCCTCCAGTCAACAGAACGAAGCTGTTGACTCCTCCAGTTGTTCGCGTTGCCAGTGGCATTAGATCGGTCCCTTGGAGACAAACACTTTGCCCGTAGAGTCCTGGTATACCACGCTGTCGGTATCTTTAGGGTACCGAAAAGCGGTGATGATCCTGTTTGTAGACCCGCTAGTGGACGCAAATGACACAGCCGTGTGACCGGGCCGCACTGTCAATTGTCCAGGAGATAGGATCTGAACGTTGACTTGGGTGACTGCGCTCCCCTGCGGAACCTCGTAGGGAGAAGCGTTGGTGACAAGACCAGACCACTTCATGCGTTTCCTCCGTCAAAGTTGTCAGCCATGAGCGGCGTACGCCATCCCATGGGATCCCAGACCGTTTGGGCATCCCACTGCTGGCGAGTCATGGAATCGTTTTCCATGGCCAGCCTCAGGTCTCGCTGGTACATGCTGAACACCTTGTCTGGATTTGCTCCACGGGTTCTGGAAAGCCAGTACTCGGCACCGCTTAGCATGAGGTTGTGCATGCCGGGAGGCATGTCGATAGGGTCGGTGATTAGGTACTTTGCCCCGCTCGCGGATAAAGAGTCGGACACCGTCAGCGATGTGGCGCTGGCCACGGCGGTGATTTTGCTCTCCGCCACGTACGGCGAGATTCCTGACAGCGACTGCGGGTAATCACCACCTCCCACGCGAAGCACAGAACCAACCATGGACGAAGAGAACGCTGTGCCTGTTCCGGTTACCGTTGTTCCGGACGCAGAGATTGTTCCTTGGCGAGCCAACGCTTCGTGGCCAGATAAACGCAGTGTCCGCGAAGATCGCCTGTAGGTAAAGTCCAAAGAAGCCACCGTTACCGGGTAGCCAATGACTCGAATCGCATACCCACATGGAGCCGGATCCGGAGAGATCGTCCAGTACCAAGGAGGCCCCTGAAGAATCTGCGCCCGTTCCATTTTCATGGCGGCGTCTGGAGACACGTACATGAGCGGTGTGTACCGCACCTCGTTGACCGGTGGGTCGATGTTCCGAAAGTCATCCGGAAGTGGATAGACAGTTCGGTACAACATGGCTTGCGTGCCGTCCGGATAGTCCTTCGGAAAGCACAGTGTCTGGTCCAATGTCAGGGTGTTGTTGTTGACGCGTGTCACCACTTTAGCCACGACGTTGTTGACACGAAGCTCGCGCGTGATGGCGTCGGTTGGGAAGTAGTCTCCAGACACTCTTGTCACGGTTCTGGTGGCTGCATCGTACGTGACGGTGCCGGACCAGTGCGGAGCAAAGACCACTCGACCATGAGTTTGCGTAAACTGCCAGTCCTTGATCCAGCAGATTTCGTTGTACGAACGCTGGATGGCAGAGCGAATGTCTCGCTGCTCGGCGTCCTGTGGTCCGCCAAACGAAGCGACAATGAGGTGTTCGACGGCGTCAAAGTACGTCAGCATGCTTTTTCTTTTCCTTTGCTGCCATTCGTGCGGCTAATAGTTCGGCAGCGTGTTTTCGGAAGTCTGGGTTCGTGAGTTTCCAATCCTTCAGATGGCCAACCAGCAAGTGGCACACTTCCTTGCACACAGGCTCGACGTTGTCTTCATCCAGTTCTCTTGAAGGGTCTTCGTGGAATGGTACCACGTGATGTCCTGTTAGCTCTTCCTTGCTGCCGCACACCACACAAGACTTCTCTGCGAGGAACCTCCTGAGCCACGCGGCCCACCTGTGGTCTCGCGGCTTACCTGCCGATGTGATGAGTCCTGTGTCACATTCAGAGACTCTTCCAAAAAGCCCAAAAAACCTCATTTCCACGTCCCACCCACGTTCACGCTTGCCTGCGAGAGTCGCCAATCCGTTTCCGTGCGGACGTAAGCATCCGCCGCCCGCCACGTCCCGCCCACATTCACAGACAACTTCCGCGGCAACCCGCCGCCGCGATCCGGCAGCGGCTGAAGCCCGATCCCGCGACGGCTGGCGAGGAGGCGGATTTCGGCCAGGGTGAGCACTCGCGAGTAAAACCGCAGGTCATCGAGTTGAGCGTTGAGTGATCGCGTCTCATATAAACTGTTGCCGATTAACACGGGATTCGTACTAGCCGTGAGACTTGCCAACGAAGCGGAAACCGTGGCGTCTTGAATGCCATTAACATAGCCAGTGAGTGCCACTCCACCGAGATAGGTAAAGCAGATGTGATACCAATTTCCGGCCGTCAGCGTGAACGCTCCGGTGCTATCGTAATAGTTTTGCGTTGACCCCGAGACGCCTATGTAAATTGCCAGCTTTCCTGTGCTGTAAATCAGAGGAGTAAATTGGAAATTGTTTCCTGAACTACTGCCGCTCTGTGTTTCAAGCAATGAGCCGCGACCGCTGGGAAATGATCGAATCCTTACCCATGTCGAAAACGTCACCGAGGTTAGCGACGGGTACAAAAGCGTTGCGTTTGGAAACCGAGCCGATTGTCCAGCAGTTAAGTCGAGCGTCATTCCGCCACTTGCCGCAGTCATTGAGCCAGCGTGAGTGCCGTGATTTCCTCTTCCGCTTCGGTCGATCAACGTCAGGCCGCTTGCACCCAGCGACGGGCACCACGCGCCGACCAGCCCATTTCGCAACGATGAGAACTCTTGGCGTGGCATCAGTTGATCGTCTGATAGACGGGCTGAAGTCGGATTTGGTGATTGCCAGCCGTGGCGTTCAGCGCGACAGCGGTCGAGTGCGTCACAAACAACACGACCTTCGGCGGCAGAACGCCACCGAACGCGGCAGCCAACGACACGGGGCCGAAGTGGTACGTCCTGTTGCTCGTCGCATCAGTTGCCATTGAGGCAATGAACTTGCACACGCTCGCTTTGATGTCCGAAGAGGTGATCGTCTCAGCGGATTCGGTGCCGTCGAACACATCGGGCCAATTCGTTCCGTCCCACGATCCAACGGCGCACACCTCGATACTCTTCGCCGTCGTTGGTGAAGTTCCGCTGGTAATCTTTCCAGACACCAGATAGTCAAGAACGAGCGCGGATGTATTGTCGATGGTGGCAGACTCGCGGCCCGTCAACAGATTTGCGTCGGTGGCGAGCGATGCCAGCGTGATCGTCAGATCGCTCGCGGTTCCGTAGCTCAGTTTCAGATCAGCCATTTGCGATTCTCCGCGCGTTAACGATCATGCCGATGCCGATCTCTCCGAGCCCCACCGATTCCGTCCAAGGGATCGACTGATCCGCCAACGCCGAGAGCGCATCGGCCTGGGCCTGCGAGCAGATCCCAGCCTGGACGAGCGCGGCCCGCATCCCGACCACCGCTGGCCGATCCATGTCCACCGATTGAATCGTCCCGCTCTGGTCGTCCACCCACGCGAGGACGGTAATCGCCAAAGCGCGAACGGCTGGCGTGGTGGACTCCCGAGCTTCAACGAGCGCGGGCCAGTAGCCGCCCTCGATAGCGGTCTGCCGGACGAGCCAGGTCGGCACAGGGCGGCGAACTGAGACGCGGATGGCATTGACCGCGTCGGCCAAGGCTTGATCGGTGAGCCCGGCATACTGCGGTTCTGCAATCTTGGCGGCAAGCTTTTGGAGCATCAGGAGTACCTCAAGTAGATATCCCCGGAACTCCCGCCGGACGGGGCGGCTGTGCCGCTGGTGATGTTCGGGATCGTCGGCTTGCCGCTCAGATCGGCATACGCGCCGCTGGTCGCAACGGCAGCGAGGCCGCTGACCGCAGAAGCCGCAATTGTCGCGGCTGTCGTGAGCACTCCGCTCGTCGTGGTCACGACGATCTGGCCGCTGGTGGATCCAATCGCACCGGCGTTGGTCAGGTTGCCGTGGGTGTGCGTCGATGATGCCGCGTCTGTGATCCCGTAGCCGGTAAGCGTTGTCGGTGTGGCCGTGATCGTGGAAAACGCCTGAGTATGAGCGGTCGGCGTCCTCGCGTCGGAGAGCCGCGCGTCGTTGCCAACGCATGCGGTAGCCGATCCGGTCCCGTAGCTCACCGACAGGGTGCCGCTGGCAATGCCAAGCCCCGTGCCAACTCGGATCGGACCCAGATTTACTGTCGTCGCCGGGCTGGAATCGGCCTTGTTTTCGAGCGCTCCGCTGATAGCCGAAAGCGCAGACTCGACGTTCAGCGAGGCTGGCGTGAACGATGTGTAGCCACCGGCCACAGAAACGGTCGTGGCCGTCTGGTCGCCAGTGTTCGTGCCGCTCGATGTACCGCTGAAAGTGCCGGACTGCGTGGCAAGCGTGCCCAGGCCAATCGTCGTGCGGGCGGTCGCAGCGTCGGCCTGAGTCAGCAGCGACCGGCCAAACGTCGTTGTGCTCAGCGCCGCAATGGAGGTCAGATCGGCGTCGAGTGGCTGATAGGTCGTGGTCGCCGTCGCGGTGCTGAGTGCCCCTGTGATCCGGCTGTCATCGCCAGCAGCCACCGTGCCCGCCGTCGTGCCTACGGAGAGCGTTGCAGCACCTCCCAGCCCGGTGATCGTCCCAACCGCCTGCGTGCCGGTGTGGTTCGACCGCTGAATCGCGTAGGCTTGCACGGCGGCGTTGGCAGCCGCCTGAGCCGTAGAGACTGGCTTAGAGGCGTCAGATGTGTTGTCAACGCTTCCAAGGCCAACCATTGCCTTCGTGACGCCCGAGACGGTTCCGGTAAACGCAGGGCTTGCTAGCGGTGCCTTTGCGTCCAAAGCCGTTTGTAGGCCGGTTGTGTCTGCAATCGCATGGCTGTGGGCGGAAGGCGGGAAAGTCGCAGGCACACCAGACAGATCTGAATACAGGCCGCTGGTAGCCACGCTGGAAAAGGATGGCTTTCCAGTGATCGAAGTCCAAGCAAGGCTTGTGACCGGAGCGGCAACGGAGATCACACCAGATCCGTCAATTGAGACGTTTGCTCCCTGCTTGACTCCGCCTAGGACGCTGGCTGTGGAGACCGGGAGGGTGTAAGCAGATGGAATTGTCGGAAGTCCTGACAAGTCCGCGTAGGCACCGCTTGTTGCGACCGTGGCAAAAGTAGGCTTGCCAGTGACATCACTCCACGAAACGCTCGTCAAACCGTTGGCAGACAGAACCCCAGCGACCACAGACAAACCCGATCCAATGGATGAGAACGGCTTCCCTGTCAGCGAGGACCATGTGGCCGAACCGGCAAAGTATGGAAGGTCGTTGTATGCCGTAAGGCCATCACCAAACTTGCCGCGGTTGGCGTCTGTCTCTACGACAAAAACACCATAGCCAACCGTCGGGTTGGCAGCGGCAAGCCCTGACGATGTTCCGCGGATGTGATCAATCACCACGCGGGTTTGAAATGTTGTAATTGCAGTCATTGGACGTTAATCACCAGCGGAGTGGTGACACCCTCTGTAATCACGGCAATGGCACCAGCAGAACCCAGCGCTCTAGGAAGTTCAGTCCACCGCAGAATGCCGTCCCCAACCTTCATAGTATTAGTGTCCCTTGAGAACCCCGGCTCCCCAGGCTGAAGAATGGGATTTTTCCGAACCCACTCGGATTCGTCATCCCGCTTCATTTGGAAGTATCGGTAGTTGCTCATCGACCCTTGGCTTTGTAGGCGTGCTTCTCAACAACCTTCGCCCGAAGATCAGCGGCTGAAGTCTTCTTGTCCGTCTTGCGTTCCTTGGCGACGTACTCCTTGATGAGCCTCTCGCTCATCGCCTTTCGCTCTGGAGCCTGGGGGCCAGGGTCGTAACTGACGTTCCCCTGCACCATCCGACGCCGTTTCTTGGCGACCTTGAGGATCTCGTCACTGGATGACACCCACGCTTCCGGGTCCCGCCAGCCTCGCCCGTCAGCCAGACCACCGACGTAATACTTCCCCTCGATGGAGATGCCTGCCCCTCTGGCCTCACGGGCGATGTACTGGGCTTGGTTGACAGGCATGTCATCGAGCTGCTGATTGTTGAGCCGCCCCTCCATGAACGCACGATCCGATCCCTTGGTGCCTGGGGCAACCTGGAGGGAGCACATGATGGCGAATCGCTCACCCTGGCCGTCACGGATCATCTGCCGGTAGTGTGCTTGGGCAGAGGAATTGGCACATGCGATTTCGTACGGAAGGTCGATAGCTTCGGATCTCATCTGGATGTCCTTTGAGTTGACAGTTGTCAACACTTCCACTTTCGGAGCGACTTGTTGATTCGGCTGTCGGGATCGTTGGCAGTTTCTTTGCTGGTCAGCTTCTTCTTCATCCCCTCCATGCGAGCACAGAAGGAATCTCTCCGTGGCCCGCCTTCGGGCTGTGGCGGCTTCAGGTCAGCTCCATGCTCTCGGTTGTAGGAGGCACGCCCTTTGGCGTTCAGGCCACCCTCAGGATCTTTCCCCTCTTTGCGGCTCCAGGCACCTCTGTCCTTGAGCAGCTTGCGGATGTGGTCAGCGCTGTCCATTGGGAGGCCCTTCCTGGGGTGGTGGCCCAAGAGGCGGGCCTGGAGGTGGTCCTGGCGGCGGAGGTGGAGGCGGTGGGTCAATCATGTACTTGGTCACATCGACCTGTAGGGCCTTGCCCCAGTCGGTGACGAGGGCGTTGAACAGGTTGGGCTGGCCAGCTTGGAGCATCCCCTGGGCCACCGGCATGAGGATCTGCATGGCGTTGTTGATGTTCTCAACGCGTGTAGCAATGTTCGGCTTGCGTGCCGATCCAGCCTCAATGCGGTAGTCGTACTCGCGGACGATCTGCTCCGGATCTTGGTTCCGCACGTGCATCTGCCAAGCCTGTGCCGCCATTGGCCCCATGAGCGGGGCAATGTCCTCAGGCCGAACAAACCAACGGGCAAGCAGAGCCTCTTTGCGGGCGCACTCAGACAAAGCGTCCTCGAGGATATTAGCGTAATCATCAGGACGAACGCTAATCTGTTCCGCTTTCACGTTCGCCTCAGCAGCACTTCTGAACTGGTTCCTCGTCATTCCGTAAACGAGTTCCGTCAGACCTACTCGCCGGTCAAACATCGCAGTCACTTCCGCGATGATGTGCCACATATCCTGGGTGACTTGAGGCATCTGGA